CCGCCGCTTCTGGCTGGAGTGGCAACGCCGCCGCTTCTGGCGTGAGGGGCAACGCCGCCGCTTCTGGCTGGAGTGGCAACGCCGCCGCTTCTGGCGTGAGGGGCAACGCCGCCGCTTCTGGCGTGAGTGGCAACGCCGCCGCTTCTGGCGAGAGGGGCAACGCCGCCGCTTCTGGCGTGAGGGGCAACGCCGCCGCTTCTGGCGTGAGGGGCAACGCCGCCGCTTCTGGCGAGAGGGGCAACGCCGCCGCTTCTGGCGAGAGTGGCAACGCCGCCGCTTCTGGCGTGAGGGGCACGGCTACCGTCACAGGTCGCGATGGCAGGGCGTCCGCCATCGGGGAACAGTGCATTGCGGTGGCGTGGGGCCGAAATAGCCTCGCAAAAGGCACACTCGGGAACTGGATCGTGGTTTCCGAGCGGGGCAACTATGGCGATATCTTTGATGCCAAGCTTGCCCGGGTTGATGGCGAGATTATCAAGCCGGACACTTGGTACACCCTGAGAAATGGAAAGATTATGGAGGCGGAGTAATGACTATCGTATGGATCTTCTGCTTCATCGGCGTGGGGGCATGCGTTTCCGGGCTGCTGAAGCTGGTGGACTGGATGGAGGGAAAGCGATGATTAACCGTCTTACCCCGCAGGAAATTGCGGACAAGCTGCGGAAGTGCGCGGACGAGACTGGAGCATGTAGCTCATGCCCGTGGGCATGTGGAGACGGTAGTTGTATCCGCTCGATAATGCGTGCAGCCGCTGATTCCCTCGACAACCAGCGCGCACACATCCAGGCCCTCATCAAGGCTAACGAGTCGCGCCGTGAGATGGTGGCCCGCCCTGCGAAACGCTCTGACATGGTAGAAGCCCTGGACGCTATCGAAACCGGAATGACCCGGCTGGCCATGTCCCGGGATATCTGGCAAAACGACCTGGTGTATACCCTGTGCCAGGGTGTGCGGCTCCTGCTGGAGGACCGCATCAAGAATCGGGGTGCGCAATGAGGGTATATCAGTACTGCACCCGGGACAGATTCCGCCTGCCAATCCATCAGGCAGACAGCTTGGAAGAGCTGGCAGATCTGGTAGGCATTAAGCACGCAAGCGCAAAGCGCGGATTCTACCGGGCATACACGGGCAAAACCAAGGATAGCCGGTGGGGCTATGTTGATATCCCGGACGATGACGAGGAGGACGAATGATGTACGTCTGCGACTGCTGCCACGCGGCGTTTGATACCCCGCGCGTGGAGCATGAGGAATCTGCGGAATACGGCCCCAGCACGGCATTCTACTGCCCCCGCTGCGGCTTTGAGATGGGCAATCCCAGTGAGTACCTGGCCGATGAGTGCCCGGTATGCCACAGTCTCAAAAATCGTGATGACCGGGTGTGCCACAAGTGCGGCCAGCGCGTTCGTGGCCTGCTGAGACTGTTCCTGCACGATTTTTCGCGGGATGAGCGCGAGTACCTGGCCGACCTGATCGAGGGGTGCAACCTCGACCGCATGATCGTCGGGGCGGAAGTCCCCACGGAGTAAGCCATGCGCGAGAGCGGAGTGGCCCGCTATATCAGGGCGACGGTAGATATTTATTTCCCGGAGGGCGAAATGTCCTGCAAACTCTGCCCTCTGCTGGAAACATACTCCCGCAACCAGTGCCGCCGGACGGGCGAGTATCTGCTGGACACGCGCGGGACCGGGGCATATTGCCCCCTGAAAATTCTGGAAGAGGAGGATGAGTATTGAACATCTATGAGAAAATCGCGGCCATCATGCAGGACGTGCAATATCTTGCAAAAGACGACCATGTATCGTTCGGCTCCACCAGTTATAAGGCCCTGAGCGAGGAGAAGGTCACTTCCATCATGCGGGCCGAGATGCTGAAGCACAAACTGGTTGTTTTTCCGATTTCGCAGGTTGCGAACCGCACAGGCAACATCACTCATGTGGACGTGGTGTACCGCATGGTGAACGTGGAGAACCCCGAGGAATCCATCGAAATCGCATCCTGCGGCGACGGCGCAGACACCCAGGACAAGGGGAGCGGCAAGGCCATGACCTACGCCTTTAAGTATATGTGGCTGCGCACATTCGCGCTGCCCACTGGCGAGGACCCAGACAAAATCTCATCTGCTGAACTGGACGCTCGTCAAGAGTCTTTTAAGTGCGAGAACTGTGGTGGAGACATCACGGCAACCACAAAACGCAACGGGGAGCTTTGGGAGGTCCCGGACATCGTTACATATTCCAAAAAGCGGCTTGGCCGACAGTTGTGCGCTGCCTGTATTAAGGCCGCCCTGAAAGCGGAGAAGCGCCCATGAACGATTTGGTTACAGAAATCGGCAACAAGAGCAGAATGCTGGATGTGGCCATTGCGGAACTGAAAAAGCGCGGGCAGAAATATGCGGAAGCTGAAAAAGCCTACCGCATAGCCCTCGCACGGCGCATCCTCGAGGAGCGCGAGAAGGGAACGCCGGTGACGATTATCTCCGATATTTGCCGAGGGTCCACACAGATAGCCGGTCTGCGGTTTGAGCGGGACTGTGCGGAAGTGGTGTACAAATCCGCTATGGAGGCAATAAACTCCATGAAACTGCAAATCCGGCTCATGGACAGCCAACTTGGCAGAGAGTGGGGCGCCGCAAAATGAAACAACGCGCGTTTCCCCGGACCAAGGACATATCCGGGCAGCGGTTTGGAAAACTGGTAGCGCTATATCCCATCTCCCTCAAGGCGACAGGGTATAACACGAACTGGGTTTGCCAGTGTGACTGGGCCATAATTACCGGAATCAGCCCGGATTTAATCCGCAAGCGCTGGAAGGCTGGGTGGCCCATGGATGCAATCTTTACAGAAGTTGAAAAGCCGCAATTGTGCTGGGGCTGCGCCAAGGCATGCGGCGGGTGCTCTTGGTCAAAACGTTTTGAGCCAGTCCCCGGATGGACCGCAGTGCCACCGCTGCTGTGCGGACGAATACCGTCGTACAGAATCACGGAATGCCCGGAGTTTGTATCGGACGGGACGGAGTACGATATCGATGAATGAAAGAAGATGCTTCCTGTGCGGCAGGAACGGCGCACAGGACCCGCTGGAGCGTCACCACATTTTCGGGGGTGCTTACCGCGGCAAAAGCGAGAAATACGGCGCGGTGGTGTGGCTGTGCGGCGACAGGTGCCACAGGAACGGGAAGTCCGCCGTGCACCGGAACGGCGACCAGATGCGCAGACTGCGCCGGTATGGCCAGCTGACCATCATGCGTGAACAGGGATGGACGGTGGACGACTTCCGCCGCGAATTTGGGAAATCGTACTTAGGAGGATAAGAAATGGACAGGAAAATGCTTTACACCCGCCTGGAAACGGCCCGGATGCTGAGTATCAGCCCGGATATGCTGGACGAGCTTCGGCGTGACGGGGTGCTCCAGGGCTATCATGTGGCCCGGGGCAATCCCCGGGTGTACTTCAAGGCCGCCGACATTGAGAAGTACATGGAGCGTCTGGAGGTGGCGGAATGCTGAACAAGATCATCATCATGGGCCGGTTGACCCGGGACCCCGAGATGCGCCACACCCAGACCGGCACCTCCGTCGCTTCCCTCACCCTGGCCTGCGACCGGGACTTCAAGCCCCAGAACGGCGAGAAGGAAACCGATTTCGTCGACGTGGTGGTATGGGGCAAGACGGCAGAGTTTGCCGCCAACTACTTCACCAAGGGCCGCATGGCCATCGTAGATGGCCGCTTGCAGGTCCGCGACTGGCAGGACAAGTACGGCAACAAGCGTAAGACCGCCGAAGTGGTGGCCGACCGGATGTACTTCGGTGACTCCAAGCAGGAGGGCAAGCAGGAGAGCAAGAAACAGACCGCGCCCGCCGAAGATTTCTGCGAAATCGAGGACGACGGGGACCTGCCGTTCTAAAGGCAGAGATGGAGGAGAACAATGAAATTTGACGCGATTATCCATAACGCAAACGACATCCAGGATATTTTTTCGGACCCCCTCGAGAACGACGCAATCCAGATTGACGGGCTGGCCGAGGACGAGGCTGGAGATTTGGTCAGAATCCTGACAAACCACAACGTGGGCGTTTTCGTGATCCCGCACAAGGAGTAAACGGCATGAGTGCTTGCTATGTCAAAGCCTATTTTGACTGGATAGAGCAAACAGCCGCCCTGTCAGATGCCGAGCGAGGGAGACTATTTATCGCCATACTGGAATATGCGCGGTCAGGTCTCGATCCAAAACTCGACGGGCGAGAGGGTATTCTGTTTCCGGTATTCAAGTCCACGATAGACCGAGACACCCAAAAATCCGCCAGGCTCTCTGAGAACGGGGCAAAGGGCGGCAGGGGCAATAAAGCCGCTGAAAGCAAACAAAAGCAAAATAAATCAAACGAAAGCAAAGAAAAGCCTAACATAAGACATAAGACAGAAGAAAAAGACAAAGAAATAATAATCCCTCACTACGTTCGGGATTATTGCGCAGAGCCGCAAGCGACTCATGCGCCACCAGCCGTCGAGCTTCCGCTGAATGATGGGGATATTTATCCCGTTACGCAAGAGCAGGTTGCAGAATGGGGAAGCCTTTACCCGGCTGTTGACGTTATGCAACAGCTCAGAGCCATGAAAGGCTGGCTCAATGCCAACCCGGCAAAGCGCAAAACAAGGCGCGGGATTCTCCGGTTCGTGAATGCCTGGCTTTCCAGGGAGCAGGACCGTGGGCGAGGAGCACCGGCGAAACCAGCCGAACCGGTTCGGAAGTACAACCACGACACCGGCAAGTGGGAAATCGTGGAGGGCTGACATGGATGCTTTTCTATGCGAGTACAGCACCATCGGCGCTCTGCTGATCGACCCTGAGGCATACCCGGAAGCCGCAGAGCTTCGCCCGGATGATTTTCTGCACCCGGCCTTTGCCGCTGTGTTCCGTGCCATACAGCGCCGGAACGACGCCGGGGAACCGGCGGATGCAGCGACAGTCCGGGACGAAGCCGCCAGGGAATGCGATGGGGTCACGAACGATCTCCTGATACAGTGCATGGAAGTGGTTTCATCCTCCGCCGTCCTGCCCGAGTACGTCCAGGGCGTCAAGGACGCATCTCTGGGCCGTCGGCTGCGTGATTTGGGAGAGGAATTGAGAGCTGCCGATATTGCACCTCAGGAAGCCCTGCAGCGCGTTTCCGAAACGGTTGGTGAACTTACTACCCTTGCTTCGTCAACAAAACGCGTGGTGAGCCTCGCAGATGCCATTACGGGGCTAAAGGCGCATGTGGACGAAGGTTACACCGCAAAAGAGCGGCCATTTTGCCGCACTGGGCTGAGAAGCTACGATAAAATGCTGGGCGGTGGGTACATCAACGGCGGTATGCATATCATCGCCGCCCGGCCAGCGGTGGGCAAGTCCGCTGTGGCCATGCAAATCGCACTCAGCGCCGCCCAGAACGGCGTGAAGGTGCTGTATATCTCCCTGGAGATGGACCCGGAGGACTGCGCCGCGAGAATAACAGCAAATGCGGCGGGCATGTCCTCGCGCAAGCTGATCTTCGGCGCGGCCCTCCATGAGGACGAATATGCCAAGTTTGCGCAGGGTGCGGCGGAATGCGCCGACCTCCCGCTGCTGTTTAACAAGCGGCCAAACATGGACATGGGCGACGTTACAGCGCTGGCTTACAAAGAGCGCCCGGGGCTGATTATCCTGGACCACCTGGGACTGATGGAGCCTGAGAACAAACGCATGACGCTGTACGAGGCGACCACACGCAACAGCCGGGCGCTGAAAATGCTTGCCATGCGGCTGAAAATCCCGGTTGTGGTGCTGTGCCAGCTGAACCGCGCCGCCGCAAGCGACCGGGGCGGGAGCTTCCGGGCCACCATGGCAAACCTACGGGAATCCGGCGCAATCGAGCAGGACGCGGACACCGTGACGCTACTGCACCGACCGCCGACGGAATCGGACGGGAATCCGTGGGGCCCGGTGATGCTCCAGCTTTATCTGGACAAAAACCGGCGAGGCCCCACCGGCATGGTGGAGGCGACATTCTTCCCGGCTACTGGCAGGATAGTTGACTAAGGAGGGAAAACGTGCGAAAAATCGTGATACCCATCGCGCCGGTGACAAAGAAAAATCACCAGCGCATTGTGCGAGGGCGGTATGGTGCACCGATGGTCATTCCGTCCGCGCAGTATGAAGCATACCAGCAGGCCGCCGCATGGCATTGCAAGGGCGGCGAGACCATCGCAGAACCGGTGGAGGTTAAGTGCCTGTTTTATATGCCCACCCGGCGCAAGGTGGACTTAACCAACCTGCTGGAGGCCATCGACGATATCCTGGTGTATGCCGGGACCCTGGCGGATGACAACAGCAGCATCATCGTGTCGCACGACGGGAGCCGGGTTCTGTACGACAAGGACAACCCCCGGACGGAGGTGTATATCAGCCGGTATGAATGACTTTGACTACGATTGCATGCAGAAAAAGCGCACTGCGCGAGGCGCGTTTGCGCATATCAGCCGAAAGCGCGGCGGGTGTACGCTGCCCAGCGACAACCTGACCGCGAAACAAAGAAGGGAGAAAAATGGAGAAGTGAAAAGCTACAACATCACCCGGCCCATGCCGTGGCCGGAGTTCAAGGCAATGCCGGAGGACCTGAAACGCGAGTTCTTTCGTAACATGCAGAGCTTTGGCGGTACTGCAAGCTGGCTGGCGGATGAAATGGGCACGGCAAGCGCGACCATAAGAGCCGCCGCAAAAGCCGCCGGGACACCGTTTGTGCGCGGAAATGGGAATTTGCTACTGTGGAACCGGAAGGTTGCAGAGTGGGCAAGCGCCGAACAGCAGACTGCCGCAGAGAAGACCGCTGAAGAACCTACGGCTCAGGAATCCGGGAAGAGATTGATCCTGGAGCATGCCCGCATGGAGTTCAGTTTCACCGATTTTTCGGATTTGGTGCAATTTCTGCGGGTAGCGGTACCGGAGAGCGGGAAAGTGACGGTGGAGTGGTGAGACGATGGAAACATATCTGGAATTTCTGAAATCCAAGATCGTATTGGCCAAAGAGAGCGGCTTCGACGTTGGCCCAGGGGAGATCAACCCGAACCTGAAACCGCACCAGCGGGATTCTGTAATCTGGGCGCTGCGAGGCGGACGGCGGGCGCTGTTCCAGTCATTCGGCCTGGGTAAAACGGTGCAGGAAATCGAATTTTGCCACCAGGCGGTGGCACACGATGGAGGCAGGGCGCTGATCGTGCTCCCGCTGGGGGTGCGGCAGGAGTTTGCCCGTGACGCCGAAAAGATCTTGGGCTATCCGGCTCCGGTGTATATCACCAAAATGCAGGACCTGGCCGAAACAGATGCTGAGATCGTCATGACAAACTATGAGCGTGTCCGTGACGGCGACATCGACCCGACACAGTTCACCGCCGTCGCCCTGGACGAAGCCTCCGTGCTACGGAGTTTCGGAAGCAAGACCTATCAAACGTTCCTGCCCAAGTTCCAGGGTGTGAAATACAAACTGGTCTGCACGGCCACACCGTCGCCCAACCGGTACAAGGAGCTTATCCACTATGCTGGATATCTGGAGATCATGGACACGGGGCAGGCCCTGACACGTTTTTTCCAGCGCGACAGCACCAAGGCAAACAACCTTACCCTGTACCCGCACAAAGAAGATGAATTTTGGCTCTGGGTATCCTCGTGGGCGCTGTTCGTGGGTAAGCCCTCCGATTTAGGATATGACGATACCGGGTATGACCTTCCCCCGCTGGACGTTCGGGTGCATATCGTGCCGGATGACTATGGCACGGAAACGGACCGGGACGGGCAATACAAGCTGATGAACGACGCGGCAACCTCCCTGGCGGAGGCCGCGCGTGAGAAGCGTGACAGCATTCAGCGGCGCGTCGCCGTAGCCAAAGAAATCGTAGACAGCGACCTCGAAGCGCATTTCGTCCTGTGGCATGATCTGGAAGCGGAGCGCCACGAAATCAAGAAAGCCCTGCCGGAAACCGTGGACATCTTCGGCAGCATGGACTACGACGAGCGAGAGCGTCGGGTAATAGATTTTTCGGAAGGGCGAACGCGACTGTTTGCGACGAAAAAGAGCCTGTCCGGCTCCGGGTGCAATTTCCAGAGGCACTGCCACCGGGCTATCTTCATTGGGATTGACTATGAGTTCAACGACTTCATTCAGGCAATCCACCGAATTTACAGGTTCCTGCAAACGGAACAGGTGATTATCGACATCATCTTCACAGAAGCGGAGGACCCCATCTACCGTGTCCTGATGCAGAAGTGGAAGCAACACGACGACATGCAGGCACGAATGCGGGAGATCGTCCAGAAATATGGGCTTTCCGGTGAGGCTCAGACAGAGAAAATGAGCCGGAGCATAGGAGTTGAAAGAGTGGAAATCAAGGGAAAGAATTTCATCGCCGTGAATAACGACTGCGTAGAGGAAACGGCGAAGATGGCGGAAAACAGCGTGGACCTTATTGTGACCAGTATCCCGTTTTCCAACCACTATGAGTACACGCCCAGTTACAACGATTTCGGCCACAATGAGGACACACGGAGATTCTTTGAGCAGATGGACTACCTGACGCCAAACCTCTTGCGCGTACTGAAGCCGGGGCGCGTGTTCTGCTGCCACGTAAAGGACCGGGTCCTGTTCGGCAACGCCACGGGCATGGGCATGCCTACTATGGAGCCGTTCCACGCTATGTGCATCCGGCACTATATGCAACACGGATTTGCATATTTCGGCATGATCACCGTTGTGACGGACGTGGTGCGAGAGAACAACCAGACATACCGGCTGGGCTGGACGGAGCAGTGCAAGGACGGCTCAAAGATGGGGGTGGGATGCCCGGAATACATTCTTCTGTTCCGCAAGCTGCCTACGGACCGTAGCAAGGCTTACGCAGACGAAAAGGTGGTAAAGAGCAAGGACGAATACACCCGGGCACAGTGGCAGATTGACGCGCACGGGTTCTGGCGCTCATCTGGCGACCGGCTCATGACCAAAGAAGAGATCATGGCCATGGACACCGGGAAAATCCAGGCGGCATACCGGAAGTACAGCCGAGGGACCGTGTACGATTACGCGGAACATGTCCGCATGGCGAAGGAGCTGGACACAGATGACAAGCTGCCCGCCACGTTCATGGTGGTTGCCCCCGGCAGTTGGACGGACGAAGTGTGGGACGATATTAATCGGATGCGCACCCTTAACACCACGCAAAGTCAGCGCCGCCAGCAAATGCACGTTTGCCCGCTCCAGTTGGATATTGTAGACCGGCTTATCAATCGCTACAGCAATCCCGGGGAATTGGTGCTGGACCCCTTCGGCGGACTTGGCACTGTCGCCCTGGAGGCGATGAAGGCCGGGCGGCGCGGGTATACCATCGAGCTGAACAACGGGTATTTCCGCGATGCTGTGGGCTATCTCAAGGAGTACGAGCAGGAGGACATGAACATCTCGCTTTTCGACCTGATGGAGGAAACAAAATGATCTACGCACAAGAATCCCTCGTTGACGAGATCATCGTGGACAACTTCGCGGGCGGGGGTGGTGCGTCAACCGGGATTGAGCTTGCCACGGGCAGGCGGGTGGCAATCGCCATCAACCACGACCCGGACGCCATTCGGATGCACCGTACCAACCACCCATACACCGAGCATTTGCAGGCGTCCGTATGGGATGTGGACCCGGTAGCCGAGTGCCGGGGCCGACCGGTGGGGCTGGCGTGGTTTTCACCGGATTGCAAACACTTTTCCAAAGCCAAGGGCGCAGCCTTGGTGGACCGCAAGATTCGCGGACTCGCTTGGATTACGCTGCGCTGGGCGGCAAAAGTACGGCCCCGGGTCATCATCTTGGAAAACGTGGAGGAGTTTCAGACCTGGGGTCCTGTGCGGAAGGGCAAGCCAGTGAAGAAACTGGCGGGCACCATGTTCCGGAAATTCATCGACCAACTCACTGAGTTGGGATACACCGTAGAGTATCGGGAGCTGATCGCGGCGGACTACGGTGCGCCAACCTCCCGGAAACGCTTTTACCTGATTGCCCGTTGCGACGGAAAACCCGTTGTGTGGCCGAAACCGACTCACAGCAAAACCGGCGCAGATGGATTGCCCAAGTGGCGCAGCGCGGCGGAAATCATCGACTGGAGCCTGCCCTGCCCATCGGTATTTGCATCCAAGGCAGAGATCATGGCTGAATACGGCCTGAAAGCCGTGCGGCCTCTGGCGAAGAACACCATGCGGCGGATCATACGAGGGGTGGACAAGTTCACCATCCGCAGAGGAGCACCATTTATCGCGGAGTGCAACCATTCCGGCGGCGGTCACATCGCGCCTGTGGGAGACGCATATAAAACCATCACCGTAAAGCATACAGGTGGCATTGTGGCTCCGTCCCTGATCCAGTATCACACGGAACAGACGGAACACGTCCGGGCGTCCGGGCTGGGCGCGCCCATTAACACGGTGGATGCCTCCAACCGATATGGGCTGACCTGCGCAAATCTGGTGGAGTATTACACCGGTGGCAGACCGCTGGACATTACGGACGCTATGCACACGGTAACAAGCCATGATCGCGAGGCCGTGGTGGCCGCCCATGTGGTGAAGTTCAAGGGCAACAACCTGGGGCACGGCATGAAAGAGCCGATGCAGACAGTGACCACCAGCGCCGGGGAGTTTGCCGAATGCGTGGCATGCATGGCGAAGATGCACGGCGGTGATAACTTGGGGCACTGGCCCGAGATACGCGCCCTGCTGAACGAGTATTGCGGCTACATGCTGGCGGAGGACGAGGTGCTTCTGCTGGAGATCAGCGGCGCACTGTACTACATCGCGGATATCGGACTTCGGATGTTGTCTCCGCGCGAATTGTACAACGCCATGGGGTTCCCGCCGGATTACATCATTGACCGTGACTATTTGGGCAACGAGTACAAGAAAAGTGCACAAGTGGCCCGCTGCGGGAATGCCGTGTGCCCGCCCATGGCAACGGCTCTGGTGAGGGCAAACCTCCCAGAGTGGTGCGGGGCGGAGATCACGACCATGGCGCAGCTGGCGGACTGCGTGGCGGTGTGAAAGAAGGGCCCCATGAAGTCATCGCGTAAAGAGATTGCCGCAACCCTGCGAGAATATGCAGAATGGGCTGATGCAAATATCTACGAAGTACCTATTATGTTGCCGGATGATTTGAGAACGGCGGCTGATATGCTGGAGAAAGGAGAATGATATGGACGCTGTGAAGTTTGTGGAGGCGCGACGCAGGATGTTTGCGATGACGGGTGAAACCCCGAAATACGGCTTGTTTAACATGGGCACTCTGGCAGAAGAAGTGGCCCGAGAAGTAGAAGAATGGGCAATTGCGCACCCGCGCAAGACGCGGCAGAGCGTTTTTCTGAAACAATATCCTAATGCTGTACTGGATAAAGATGGTGTTCTTCGTATTTGTCCACCCTTTGTGGGTGGTGATATACCTGAGAAGTACAAGTGCATCTGTTTAACAGATTGTAGTGCTTGTCGCCGTGAGTTCTGGATGCAGGAGGTGGAGTGATGGAACGACTGACAGAAAAGCACTATCTTGGCACCGACCATTACATGAAGTGTTCTGGTAACTGCAATGTGGACATGGATTGCATAGATTGCCCATCGTTTGATCGTCTGGTTGAGCGTCTCGCCGCCTACGAGGACACAGGGCTGACGCCGGATGAAATCAAGTCGATGAAAGATGAGCACTTTAGCGGTCTGGAAATGGCAAAATTGTACAGCGCTCTCATGAAACTCAAAAAATATCAAGAAGCCGACAAGGACGGGCGGCTGGTGGTACTGCCGTGCAAGGTGGGCCAGCGGGTGTTCGCCTTGCTGGACACGGATAAGCATATAAGCGAGTGCGAGGTCAAGCAGATTGGTATGGGCAATAAAATCGGCTTTATTGGCCTTGAGCCAATAGGAGCCAGAGGGCGGGAGTATGGCATATCGCTAAACGGATTTGGCAAGACGGTATTCCGCACCCGCGAGGAGGCGGAGAACGCATTGGGGGCGATGAAGGATGGACGTTGAAAAGAAAAGGGATGAACTGCTTTCGATTCTCGAAGAATTGGATGCCGAGCTCCAAACCCTAAGTGATCGCGTTGCAAAAGCGCGTGAGGACTTGGCGGACGTTCACACGGCGGACGATGCAAAACGGTTCGACAAGAGCCATGACCTTGAGAAGGGTCTAAAGCTCATTCAACTGTTTTAGGAGGGCTGACAATGGCTGAATGGAGAGTATATGAGGCAGACACTCCGCAATGTACGAGCTGTGGGATGTGGATGCCGTTTGCAAGATACCGGCGTGGTCAAGGGACGGATGCGAGAGAAATCACAGACTATTGCCCACACTGCGGTAGGAGGATGACGGCGATGCCAATGTGTGGCGACTGCAAATACGGGCAAGGCGCGTGGAAAGAGGACGGGATATGCTACGCCTGCCGTGAGCAGGTATGGATTCCGGGAGCGCCGCACAGAAAAGCCGGAGAGGAGGACTGACAATGGCTGAATACATACGAAAGTGCGCTGCGTGGGCAGCAGCATCAACCCATCGACTGAAAGGAGATATTAAACTATGCAGATAGAAGCAGCCGTTGAAATTCAGAAGGCTTACAGCAAGCTCACGTCTGGGCAGGTTCCCTTCACCAAGAAGAATATGTGTGCGATTTTGGTGCCACTTAGAGACAAGTACGGCCTGACGGACAGGCAGGTGCTGGCAGTTGCTCGCAACGAATTGTCCTTGGAAGAGATCATGCTGCTCAGCCAGACTCAGGAGGAGACTAACCCCCGCCGTATCCCCCGCACACAGGCCGACGTAGACAAAGCATACAGCAACGGAATTTTGGAGGGCCTGAACCGTGGCATAGATTTGATGCTGTATGTGGTGATCGATAAGCACGACGCGCCGATGGACGATGTGCAGCAGCTTGCCGGTGAGCTAAACCACGCCGCTCAGTGCGTGGCGGAAGGGTACATCACATGGGCCGATATCCGCCAGATGCTCAAAGAGTACGGCGTTGAGACGGCGCTGGAATAGGAGGTACGATGAGCAACAAATACTCGCTCCCTTACGATATCCGCATGGAGTGTATTGCCTACGTCAGGGGCTATCCCCGCCGGGTCCGCGCGTACAATGCGGCCCGGGAGGAAGTGTTGGAGTCGTCGGCCTATGCCATGTCTGGTATGCCGCATGGCCCCGGTAACAGTAGGATAGCGGAACGCAAGGCGGAACGGCTGACAATCATTGAGAGCTGGCCGGAAACGAAGAAAATGCGGGCCGTGGAATACGCCATGGACAACGTAGGCAGGGATATCGCCAACGAGAACGTGCGGCGTAAACTGGTATGGGCGATCATGCGAAACTGCGACAGCCAGAAACGATACCCCATTGAGATGATATCCCCGGCCGGGATAAGCCCACGCACATTCCGGCGGCAAAAAGATAAATTCCTGTGGCTGATTGCGCAAAACGCAAAAATTATTGAAAATGTGGCCCCAAACCACGTTCCAGGTGGTGTAAAATAGTATCATCGGAGAGTGGAACCAATCAGCCCACGACCCGAAATTTCATTTTTATCCTCTTTTTTCTTTCCTCCATAGGTTAAGGCACGGCCGGTAATTGGTGCTTCCGCGCAAGCGGCCTCGCAAGAGCGTTACCGGCATGCAGACACTCACGGGATATCTCGCGGGTGTCTGCTTTTATGCGGGTGTAGCCAAAAGGTAAGGCACGGGACTTTGACTCCCGTATGTGCTGGTTCGAGTCCAGCCGCCCGTTCCAAAAGATGGTAGGAGTGCCCAATTGGGCGGGTGAACTTGTGCCATACATAGCGCAGAGGTGGGAGCGCGGCACATAAGCAGGAGAAGTTATGAAAATCATTAAGCACGGGAAACAAGATAAATTTGCCCGGGCAGAATGCCAAACGTGCGGGTGCATATTCGAGTTCAATCTGAGAAACGAAGTTCAATACGTGCAAAATGTTGAGCACGACTACATGACCGGGAGAACGATTGTGCGACCGGCAGATGTGTATGTCAGGTGCCCGGAGTGTAACGAATTTTTTGAAATCATCCCAAATATGTTAAGACGGGAAGAAGGTGACATGGATGGCAAGTAAAATCACGCAAACTATGAGGGAACAAGTCCTTGCCGACTATGACGCATGCAAGCATATAGCGACTGTAGCAAAGCAGAACGGGCTGTCCGAGCCGACTATCCGCAAGATCATCGTGCAAGAACGCGGAGAGAATGCCATCTCACATACCAGGGGCGCGGCATCAGCGTCTGTTACGGCCAGGTGCACTGCAACAAATGAAGAGATTTCACAAATTGTTAGGGAGTCATTCCAATACTTCAAGAGGTCGTGCGTAAAAACAGACGAGGAATGCGCCGATAAGCTTAACGACTATTTCCAACAGTGCGTAGAGGAAGGACAAATCCCCACAGTGGAGGATATGTGCCTCGCTCTCGGTGCCGTAACTCAAACGGTTTTGGACTGGCAAAAGGGATCGCTGGGCCCCGTGAGGGCTGGCATGATAAAAAAAGCCAAACAAATTTTGGCCGGAATCGATGCAAAATTGGTCTCACAGGGGAAAATTCCGCAGATTACGTACATTTTCCGCGCAAAGAACTTTTTCGGCATGACCGACAAACAAGAGGTCGTTCTCACGCCCAACAATCCCCTTGGGACAGAAACACCGCCCGAAGAACTCCAGAAGAAGTACATCGAGGCGGCGTCTTGCGACTATGAAAACTGATTTTCTTAGCGACTATTCAGCAACTTTCAGAGTAGGGGCAACGACTTTCCCGGGATTATACACGGTTTAGCGACTATCGGCGACTTTCGCGCAAAACCGGGCGACTTTTGCAGCGACTTTCGGCACGAAGCTGCCAGATTGAGCGCGTGCACAGCCGCTTGACTCGCCCCCGCTTTTTGCCCGCCACGAGCAGGCCGGGAAAAGCAGGGCAGCCGCGCACCGCCCAAACGCGCTACACCACAGCACCGCCGCAAACCCCGCTAAAAGGCCACACGCGGCATATACACGGGCGGCGGTATCCCCCCAAATGCCACCCAACAACAAAAGCCCGGGAAACGCCCTTGCGGGTAAAGCAAAAAAAAGAGCCGCCCCGGAATAGCACCGGGGCGGTTGTTACCTGAATAGTCATCGGCGGAGATACTGCCGGACGCAGTACTGTGTGCTACAATAGCACGGCAGCAGCACATATAGTTGGCCCTTGCGGGTGCCTCCGGCAGTCCGCACCGGCTGCGCGTCGGGGTCCGCCAGGCGGCTAATATATCCGCGCTGGTATTTGGTGTCGGCTGCCTTATATCCGGCATTGATAGCGTCTAGATATGTCATGGCGATATATCCTTTCCGGGGCTTGCCCCTGTCAGATGGTTGATTACTTAGATTTGCGGACCACGTCGGCCAGGACGGCCAACGGAAACCAGATGATCAGTAATAAGATAGATAGCAATCCGGCACCCCCTCAAGCGAGGCAAAACCGGCGCGCCGTGGTCTGCTTGGTGTACTTGGAGTACAGTTCCGGCTGATCGGCCTTAAGGGCCTTAGAGTCCAGCCGGGACGATGTGACAGCCTTGTAAGTGATCTTGTAATCCAGGCCCGCCAGGGTATCAACCCCGGCGGCGTCCATGTGCTGCTTGATGGCGTCTTGCAAGCTGTCAATCTCTGCGGCCAGCTCATCGGCCATGCGGCGCAGCTCTCTAAGCTCTTGCACCTTGGCGGCGATCTCATTAGCGCTCATGCTTGCACCTCCTGCCGGGCGGATCGGATAGCTGCATACATCCGGCGGAAAGCCTGATGCAATGCCCTGGCCTGCACATCAAGCCATTCTTCCCGGCTGTTCGGTCTGCGCTCCCCGTTACGGGTCTTTTTGAGTTCGGAGGGGGTGCAGAGGGCGGCGGCGATGTCCCTATCATACACAAGGGCCGAGCCGCCCCAGCTGTATTCGCGCCAGTCCCGCGCGCCGTCCAGTGCTGCGGCCTCGGCGGTAGTCCATGTTGCGAGATCATCGACGGAGATGTAGCCGCCCTTGTAGTAATCCGCAATATGCTGGAGCATATCCACGGCGTACCCATTCACGCCCCGGCCCCATGCGCTGCGGTCCTTGCGCTGCTCCAGCGTCTGCATTGCCTTTGCAAATACTGTTGTATAATTCATTGTATTGCCTCCCGGCCTTACTGGCCTATCTCTTGACCAGGTGGGCCGGGCGTGGTACACTGTACGCGCTGGGCCTCTGGTCTGGTGTGGGGAGCGTATCCGCATTGCTTGACCGGCGGCGGGTGCGCTCCTCTGCTGTACGGATACCATTATACCAGATTATATGTAATTGTCAATAGCAAAATCATGATTTTGCGTAATTTGCGGAGACGGGGCCACGCGCGACATGACCGGGGCGGGGGATATCAAGGGCGGGAGCGGGGCCGGGTAAGCCCCAAAATGCCCGCAAAAAATAAAAGAGAAAAACAAAATGGCGGCTTGACATTTACGTTTACTGTGTGATACAATAACCGTAGAAGCCAATCCAATTTTGGATTGACCCCAAAGGAGGAGAGCCGTATGAAAAACGTGGTTGCATATATCCGCGTGAGCACAGACGGGCAAACCGGAGAAGATAAGTTTGGGCTGGACGTGCAGCGTGAACAGATAGAGGAATACTGCCGCAAGAACGACATGAACATCGTGCGTTGGTTTTCTGACGAGGGAGAGAGCGGCGCAAAGTACCGCCCCGGGTTCGACGAGATTGTTTACGGAGAAGTGAACAACCCCCCTTACGAAGCTGTCGTAGTTGCAAAATCTGACCGAGTGGCCAGAGACATCAACATATACTTTTACTACCAGGGCGCACTGCTGCGCAAAGGCATTGAGCTAATCAGCATCTGCGAGGACTTCGGGCAATTCGGCGTATTTGCCGGAATGCTCAAGGCGTTCACTCTGACGTGCGCCGAAATGGAGAGAGACAACATCAACAAGCGCACGAGCGCTGGCAGAGCAGTTAAAGCCTCCCGTGGCGGATATTCTGGCGGTCGAGCACCTATGGGGTATGAAGTTCGAGGTGGTGCGCTCTGCATCAACGAGAAAGAAGCGGCTGTTGTCCGGCGGGTATTTGAGCTTCGGGACGGCGGCATGGCTCTTAATGGAATCGTGGACAGTCTCAACAATGACGGGTATACCACCCGGAACGGGAAGCCGTTCGTTATCAGCACGGTGCAAAGTATCGTGAACAACCGGAAAACTTACGAGGGATTTTACCGGTACGGTAAAAACAAGGAATGGGTCAAGGGCCAACACGAGCCGATTCTGGCAACGGGCGCGAGATGAAGTAATTCCCCCGGCCACCCGGGAGAAAATAAATGTGGAGGAAAGGGAAAATGGAGGAGGAGAAAAAGCGAAAAAAACTAAGGGGCTGGCAAATCGTACTCATCGTAATGGGCACGTTGATGGAGTTTCTGGCTCTGCTTGCGTCTATAGAAAACAAGGACCCCGAGATGTTTCTGGCATGGACATTCATGTTGGGCTTCCTGTGCGGAATCGCGTGGACAATTGTAAACGCGGTCAAGCGGCGTAAAGTCGCAAAGCCCTTGATTGTCACCGCAGTTTGTTTCTGTGCGTTTATTGCGGCGGCGCTAATCTTTTCTAGTGGGGAGACGCCACCGGAACAGCCGGACAAGCCCGCCGTCGAGGAGCCAACCAAGGGGGACGAGCCGAAGCAGTCTGGCGAAGAAAAGCCCTGTGAACACAAGTGGGTGCTGGTGGACAGTGTGGCCGCCACGGAGGAATCCGAAGGGTACGAGGAATACAAGTGCGAGTCGTGCGGAGAAAAGGACATTAAGAAGACCCCGAAGCTCGAACATGTAGTTACGTTCGAGGAAGTCTACCGCGCGTATAAGGAAAACGAGCTTGCGGCAGACGAAAAGTATAAGGGCAATCGTTACAGAGTTACAGGGCAGATAGCTGGCCTTTCGAGCAGCGGCTTGCTTAACCTGACGGGAGGCGCGACGCTGACTATGCAGACAAACGTTGGCGGAACGATTGTGATTTATATAGCCGAATTTGAAAAAGACCAAGAAGATGCGCTCAAGCAAATCAAGGTTGGAGACACGATAACGCTCGAGGGAACGTGTGGAAGCTCGGGGTATTGGTACGATTGTGAACTTGTAGGATAACCAAGTAAATAAAAGAGACGAGTTCTTTCGGGAACCCGTCTCTTTTTATGCAAAAATGGAGGCCGCATGGACTACGCAAAACTATCAGAATGCATAAAACAGCATATTGCGCGGAATCCGTCCGACCACGTGCCGTACATGGACCTTCTATCCGTATGCCGACAACTGGAGCCGGATGATTTCACTCTGGCCCATGAGCTGAGCAAGGATTTGCGAAAACTGAGTTCTGCGGCCCTGCACAAATGCAGCGCAAATGCGGCGGATTCTTTGTTTGACGTGTACAAAAAGGCCATGTGCTTTGACGCACCGCACGATTTCGACACGTTTCTGCTGTACATCGAGATGAACCGCAAACCGGAGAAGAAGTTTTACGCACCCAGGCGACATTACCTGCGGCCTATAGTGGCGGCGTATCAGGAGGTTTTGGACGGAAAGCTGCGGCTGTTGACGCTGTCGATGCCCAAACGCGCCGGGAAATCCCAGCTGGGCATCAATTTCGTCAATTTTCTGTCTGGGCGGGAACCGGACAAGTCGTCCCTAATGGAAGGGACGGGGGACGACCTGGTGAAAAGCTTTTATTCCGGGTGCCTGGAGTATCTGCAAACGCCAAATGAATATTTATTCTATGATGTTTTCCCCAATTCCCCGTTGGTGCAGACCAATGCGGACACAAAGATACTGAATCTGCGGTCAAAGTCCCGTTTCCCCACAGTCATGTGTCGATCTATTGACGCAAGACAAGTGGGCTTGTCGGAGGCTACGAACGTCCTATATCTGGATGACTGCGTAGAGGGACGCGAGGAAGCAAAAAACCGCCAGAGACTGGACGATAAGTGGGAGGTCATATCCGGTGATATTTTGGGCCGAGCCATTGAGGGAACACCCATTGTCGCCACGGGGACCCGATATTCCCTGTATGACCCAATCGGCCACCTCCAAGAGGAAGCGCAAAAAGGCGGCTGGGCGTGGAAAGCCATTGAAATACCGGCACTTGACCCCGTTACGGACGAAAGTAACTACGAATACGAACGGGACGGGAAAAAGGTGTTTACCACAGCATATTTCCGCGAACAGAGGGACCTTTTGAGTGCGGAACAGTTTGAAAGTGAATTCCAACAGCAGCCCTTTGAAGCAAAGGGGCTGCTTTTTAACAAGGATGAGCTGAATTATTTCTTTGAACTCCCAACAGTCCGTGATCCGGACGCCGTTATTGCCGTGTGCGACACCGCAGAAAGCGGAAGCGACAGCACCGCCCTTCCCGTTGCGGCGCTGTACGGGGATGAAGTGTATATCGTGGACGTGGTGTTTGATGATTCTCCGCCGGAAGTCACAAAGCCGGAATGCGCCAGGTGCCTGATCGACAATCGCGTTGCGGACGCGCTGTTTGAAAGCAACAACGCGGGCATGTATTACGCCAGAGACGTTGCGGAAATCGTCCGGCAGCGTGGATATAGCGTTGGAATACGTACAAAAAGGACCATTTCCAACAAACAGACGCGAATCGAATTTGCGTCCGACAACATCAAGAAACACTTCTGGTTCAAGCATCCGTCCACCTATAAACGGGGCAGCCAGTACTTCAATTTCATGAAGGAAGTCACCACTTATACCCGGAGCGGCAAAGTGCCGCACGATGACGCACCGGATGCTTTATCCCTGCTGGAGAACGAAATCCGGATGCGAGTGGGCGGCAAAGTGGAAGTGTTCAAGCGGCCATTTTAAGGGGGTGTGCCAATGAATCTTTTTGGTCGGAAGGTTATCTACACGGACGTTGAGCACGTCACCCGAGGGAATGTGGTGGATGTTTTGCAAAAGGCTATGCCCATCCACCAGATGAACCGGGCGGACATTGAGTATCTTTACAGGTATTACAAGGGAGACCAGCCCATTTTGGGCAGGGTAAAGGACGTCAGGCCGGAAATCAACAACAAGATTGTTGTGAACCGGGCGAACGAAATTGTTTCGTTCAAGGTCGGGTATCTTCTGGGTGAGCCTGTGCAGTACGTCAGCAGGGGGAACGATGAATCCGTCGCTGATGGCGTGTCCAAGCTCAACGATTATGCGCTTTCGGAAGACAAGGCCGCCAAGGACAAGGAGCTGGCGGACTGGTTCCATATTTGCGGCACGTCTTACCGCATGATTCTGCCGGACAGAATGGCGGACGTGGAAGAAGATGAATCGCCGTTTGAGATTTTTACACTGGACCCGCGCAACACCTTTGTGGTGTACTCCAGCGGCTTAGGCCACCGGCCCATCCTGGGCGTAACGTATGTGCAGAAAGAGGACAACACCGTTGTTTTCTGCTGCTATTCCGAAGATACGTATTTCGAGGTAACGGAAACCTGGGATGTGAAAGCGGAGCCACAGATATTGGGCATCCCAATTATCGAATACCCATCCAATGAAGCCCGGTTGGGCGCTTTTGAGATTGTGCTCCCCCTTCTGGACGCTATCAACAACGTTCAATCCAACCGCATGGACGGCGTAGAACAGTTTGTCCAGGCGCTGATGCTGTTCCACAACGTGGACATTTCGTCCGAAGATTACAAGAATCTGAGGGCAGAAGGCGCTATTAAGTTCAAGGACATTGACGCGACGCTCAAGGCTGACGTTGGGTACCTGACGGCGGAACTGAACCAGACGCAGACCCAGACCCTGACGGATGACATGTACGACACCGTTCTGACGATTTGCGGAATGCCAAACCGGAATGGAGGCTCCTCAACCAGTGACACCGGGTCTGCGGTCATTATGCGCGACGGATGGTCGTCGGCAGAGGCGCGGGCAAAGGACTCCGAACAGATGTTCAAACGGTCCGAAAAGCAGTTTCTGAAAATCGCCATCAAAATCTGCAATAATCTGCGGGCACTTTCGCTAAAAATGTCCGCCTTGGAAATTCGGTTTACGCGCCGAAACTACGAAAATATCAGCGAAAAGGCCAGTGTTTTGGTAGCCATGCTGAACAACGGGAAAATTGCCCCCCAACTGGCATTTACGCACTGCGGCATGTTCTCCGATCCTCAGCTTGCGTACAAAATTAGCGCGGAATATGCCGAAAAGCAAGAAGAAAAGCAAGAAGAAAAGCAAGAAGAAAAGCAAGAAGAAAAGAAACTATCGACAGGGAAGTCGTTAAAACGCAACGGGGAGACAACCTCGGAAAAAACAGAAAACGGTGCGGAGGGAACCGCCGAAAAAACGCAGGAGGTATCAACATGAAAATCGACACCAGCAAAATCGAAGGTTACGCAGATATGTCCACCGAGGACAAGCTCAAGGCCCTGGAGGGCTTTGAGTATGAGGACAACGCCGCAGAGCTTTCTCGGCAGAAGAACGCTATTTCCAAGGCAAACTCCGACGCCGCCCAGTGGAAGAAGAAGTACAACGACATGCTTTCCGAGGACGAGCGCAAGAAGCAGGAGCAAGCCGATAGCATTGCCGCCATGCAGAAAGAGCTTGACGAGCTGAGAACGGCAAAGACCGTCTCTGAGTACAAGGCCAAGTTTGTGGCGCAGGGCTATGCAGAGGACCTGGCAGATGACACGGCCAAAGCTTTGGCGGCTGGTGATTCTGCAAAGGTTTTTGCGAACCAGCAGAAGTTCTTGGACGAGTATGCCAAGAAGGTAAAGTCCGACATCCTCAAGGGAACTCCCGCGCCGCACGGCGGTGCCGGTCCCGTTGGAGTTGATTACGACAAGAAGATCGAGGAGGCGCGTGCAAGCAAGAACTATGCGGAATTCGCTTATTACACGCGCCTGAAGGCACAGGAAGAATCCGCAAATAACAAATAAAAGGAGTTAAGACATGGCAGATACTTATGCTACCAGCTTTGCAACGCTGAACTATTCCGGCATGCTCTTTAACAAGGGCAATAGCAAGACCCCCCTGAGTTCCATTATCGGTTCCCGGGCTAAGGTGACGAACCACGTAGAGTTTGTTACCGGCCAGGAGTACACCACCGGCGGCGGAGAACAGCCCGCCATCTCCGAGTCTGCGTCTTTGACCGCCCCCGACGCTTCCATTGTGACCCGGGAGCAGAAAACGAACGTTACCCAGATTTTCCATGAGGCTGTCGGCATCTCCTATGCCAAACAGTCCAATATGGGCACCCTGTCGGGCCTGAACGTGGCTGGTCAACAGGCAAACCCCATTAATGAACTGGACTTCCAGGTGGCCGCCAAGATGCAGAAGATCAACCGCGACATTGAATACACGTTTATCAACGGCGTGTACAACAAGGCCACCGATGACACCAAAATCAACAAGACCCGTGGGCTTGTCACCGCAGTCACCACCAACGTCACGGATATGGCCAGCAAGCCTCTGGGCCTGTGGGAAATTGCCGACATGGTGAAGAAGATCTATGGGCAGAACGCCCCCACCGATGGTCTTTGCCTGTGGTGTGACGCTGTGACCATGTTCCAGATTAACGCAGACGCTGTTCAGAATGGCCTGACCGTGGTTCCTGCTTCGCGTGAAATCAACGGTATTTCCCTCTCCAGCGTGGTTACTCCCCTGGGCGTGGTGTATCTGTACCTCGGCGAGTGCCTGCCCGCCGGCACCGCTCTGCTGCTGAACCTGGATGTTATTTCCCCCGTGTTCCAGCCTGTGCCCGGCAAGGGCAACTTCTTCCTGGAACAACTGGCCAAAACTGGCGCGGGCGAGAAGTATCAGCTGTTCGGTCAGATCGGCCTTGACCATGGCCCTGAGTGGTATCACGGCAAGTTTACCGGCATTGCCACCACCTTCACCAAGCCCACCTACAGCCGTAGCGTGTTCATCGCCAACGACGCCAGCAATCCCGTTAACACCAAAGCTGTCACCGACTGATCTGGAGGTATGAGATGCGCGACGAAGAAAAACTGGCCATGCTGGGAGACATGACCGGAGAGACAAGCGAATCGATTCTCTCTGCGTATCTGAATATTGCGGCCAGCAAGATTCTCCGCAGAGCGTTTCCGTTCGGGACAGATGCTACTGCTGTCCCCGCATGCTACGAAATCAACCAAATTGAGATCGCCGCATATCTCATCAACAAGCGCGGAGCAGAGGGGGAAACAGCGCATAGCGAAAATGGCGTTTCCAGGTCTTATGAGGACGGCGACGTGCCGCCTTCTCTTATGCGGGAAATCGTGCCGTTTGCGGCCACCATGTGAGGTGCAAGGATGAAAATCATGAACCGAAACAAAAGGCCGTTTTGGTATCTTTTGTACCAAGGGACAGAGTTGGGGAAGGACGCTGGTGGCTACGAAACCGGCGAAAAAAACGTGAAATATGCGGGCCCGGTGAAAATGGAAGCCAATATCTCCCCGGCTGCTGGGTATGCTCAGATTCAGCAGTTTGGGCAGTTCATCTCCTATGACAAGGTGATCATCACAGATGATATGACCTGCCCCATTGACGAAAACGCAGTACTTTTTATCGACAAAAAGCCAGAATATAAAGACGGAAGGCCACTTTATGACTACGTTGTAAAGCAAATTGCCAAGTCCCTGAATTTGGTTTCCATTGCCGTCAGTAAGGTGAATGTGTCGTGAAAAGAACTGTAAAGACGGCGCTGTCCGCTGCGGGCATTCAACGGATGATTGACGTAGTCGAGGATTACAGGACATGGCTGGAGGACCGGGCGAATGTGCTTCTCCGGGAGCTTTCTTCCATGGGGTATGATATCGCATCCGCAAAATTTGAGTCTACCGTATACGACGGGACAAACGACGCGAATGTAAAAATCGAAGAACGGGACGGACGCACGGCGGCGGTAGTAGCTGTCGGTGTGTCCGTCCTGTTTATTGAATTCGGCACTGGCGTTATGTACCCGGACAACCACCCGGAAGCCGCGCGAAACGGCATGGTTCGCGGCGCTTACGGAAAGGGTCACGGCAAGCAAAGGACGTGGGGCTACTACGGGGACCCCGGAACAAACGGAGTTGAGAAAACGAACCCAAAAACCGGCAATACGGTGGTTCTTACTCACGGCAACCCGGCCAACATGTCTATGTACGACACGGTAAAGGAGCTTTCAGACAGGCTCCCAGCCCTGGTCAAGGAGGTGTTCCGATGATCGACATTGAAAGCAAGGTGTATACGCCAATCGCGGAACAGCTCCGCGAGAAATACCCGGGTATTGACGTGGCCGGGGAGTATATCAATGCGCCCCCCAAATTCCCACATGCCAGCATTGTGGAGCAGGACAATTACACCGCCGCAAATCGATTAGATTCATCCGAAAGCGAGAGATATTCCGTACTGATGTACGAGGTAAACGTCTACTCCAACAAAACTGGCGGGAAAAAGAGTGAATGCCGCTCCATCATGGCAGACATCGACATGATGATGTATGCGCGTAACTTTACAAGGATTTCCATGTCCCCGGTCCCAAACATGGAAAACGCCTCTATCTACCGTCTTGTTGCCAGATACAGGGCGGAAACAGACGGGGCCACTATTTTCAGACGATAACAGAAAGGAATGATGACCTATCGCTATCTCTACCTATAAGGTTTTCCTGATGCACAAGGAAGCCAGCGCTGCGTCGTGGTCGAAGCTGATCGACATCAAAGAGTTCCCCGATCTGGGCGGCGACCCCGACATGCTGGAAACCACCACGCTTTCCGACAAGATGCAGACCTTCATCGCGGGCATCCAGTCCATGGACGGCCTGTCCTTCACCGCCAACTACACCTTGACCGATTATAAGACGCTCAAAGCGCTGGAGGGCAAGCAGGAGGATTACGCCGTGTGGTTCGGCGGCACCGAAAGCGCGGGATCGCTGACTCCTTCCGGTTCGGACGGCAAGTTCAGCTTTAAGGGCGAGTTGTCCGTGTACCCCACCGGAGGCGGTGTCAACGAAGTTGTGGGCATGGCTATCACCATCGCTCCCTCGACCGTAATCAACCTGGAGAACGAATAAGGAGGAAACAGAACATGGCAAAGACGCTTACTGTTAAGGACCCCGTGACTGGCATTGCGTACACCCTGGAATATACCCGGAAGACCGTGGAACTGATGGAGAAAGAAGGGTTTGTTGCGACCGAAGTCGAAAGCAAGCCCATGACCAGTCTCCCCGCGCTGTTTGCTGGAGCTTTTAAGGCTCATCATCGGTTTGTTAAGCGCGATGTGATCGACAGGATTTACGCGGGTATGTCCAATAAGGAGGAACTGATCGGCAAACTGGTTGATATGTACAACGACCCCATCATCGCCCTGCTGGACGAGCCTGCGGAAAGCGAGGAAAACCCTACCTGGACGGCGAACTGGTAAACGAGTCGCCGTCGAATAAAGCGGGGGAGCCAATCCCCCGCTATTCCGATAAATTCTATGAGCTGTTTCCATATTATCTGGCCATTGGTATGACCTATAACCAGTACTGGGACGAGGACTGCGAACTGGTCAAATATTACAGGGAAGCAGCGAAGATTAAACGCGATTTGACAAATCAAACCGCATGGCTGCACGGTGCATACATTTATGAAGCCGTGGCGGACTTAGCACCCATTCTCCGCATGGGCGGCAAGAAAGGTACCAGGCCAAAGCCGTACCGTGATTCCCCATACGACCTGTATGCACAGAGCGAAAAGCCCAAAAAACAGGAGCAAGGCGACAAGAAGGCGCGGTCCGTCATGGAGATGTTTATGATCGCGAACAACAAACGATTCGAACAGGGAGGTGGTAAGAATGGCGGATAATGTGGAAATTCAGGGTATTGAGTTTCAAATTAAGGAAAACAGCGACAGCGCCGTAGCGTCCCTGGAAAAACTGCAAAATACCCTGGTTCGTCTGAAAACGGCCACATCCGGGGGCGTGTCGGCTCTGCGCACTACTGCCAGGCAGTTGGACTCCCTGAACAAGGCCCTGGAGAACACCAGCGCAGATAAACTCCAGCGGCTCCGGTCCTTGACCAGCGGGCTGAAAAGCCTGAGTGAGGTCAGCGCCGTCAGAATCTCCAGTTCCGTGCCGAACCAGATCGCCGCACTTTCTACGGCACTGAGCCAAATCAAGACAACGGACGGCGATAAGCTGATTGCCCTTGCAGACGGTATGCGCCCGCTCTCCGAACTGGGACGTTCCCATCTCACATCGTTTATTAGCCAACTCGGCAGACTCCCGGAGGTTATGCATGAGCTTGATGCGGCGGACTTGGATAGGTTTAACCGCCAAATGAAGGAGCTTGCGGCGGCGATTCGCCCGTTGTCTGACGAGATGCAGCGGCTCGGAACGGGATTTGCTGCGCTACCCGCCAGACTCCAGCGGGCCATTACGATGGTAAACCAGTACAACACCGCCGTGCAGCGCGGGACGCGCAGAACGAGCATGTTCGGCAGAGCTACGGGCATGATTCGGTTCGGAATTTTGTATGCTGGGCTGCGGCGCGTGGTGGGCCTTATCGGAACGGCTATCACGGAATCCAACACGTACCAAGAGGACCTGAACCTGTTCAGCGTCGCACTGGGTAAATACGCAAAGGAAGCGCAAAACTACGCAGAAAAAGTATCTTCTGTGATGGGCATCGACCCGGCGCAGTGGATGCGGAACCAGGGCGTGTTCCAGACGCTTCTGACTGGATTTGGCGATACAGAAGACCGGGCATACACCATGAGCAAAAATTTGACACAGTTGGGCTATGACCTGTCCTCTTTCTTCAACATCTCTGTTGAGGACTCCATGCAGAAGCTGCAATCCGGCATTGCAGGCGAACTGGAGCCACTGCGAAGATTGGGCTATGACCTGTCTGTTGCGCGATTGCAGCAGGAAGCGCTAAATCTTGGTATTACCAAGAGCGTTTCCGCCATGAATCAGGCGGAAAAAGCAGAACTGCGGTACTACGCTATTATGACACAGGTGACTACCGCACAGGGAGACATGGCCCGAACCCTGGAAGCTCCTGCGAACCAGCTGCGTGTGCTTAGAGCAGAAATCACTCAGGTGTCCCGTGCAATCGGCAATCTGTTTATCCCGATTCTGACTAAAGTTCTGCCTTATGTCATTGCGTTTCTTCAAATTGTCCGCGAGTTAGCGAACGCGCTGGCTAAACTGTTCGAGTTTGAGATTACGGACGTTGACTGGGATGGCGTGAATCGTGGGGCCGTTGCCGCCGGGGAGCTTTCGAACAACATGGACGCAGCGGTAGATGCTGCCAAGGAGTTCAAGCGCTACACCATGGGCTTTGACGAGTTGAACATCTTACCTTCCAACACGGGTTCTTCCGGCAAAACGGATGCTGGCATTACCGGCTCTGGTGGACTCGGGATTGATTTGCCCGAGTACGATTTCCTGGCTGGGGTCGTGAGCAGAAACGTTGAACAGGTTAAGGCAAAGCTCAAAGAACTGTTGCCGCTGGCCATTGCTGTTGGAGCGGCTTTTTCGGGATGGTCCATCGCTAAAGGCATTCTTCCTGCGATTACCGCAATCTCCGGGAAGCTTGCAACACTCATCCCCATGGCCGGAACGATTGGTACAGGAATGCTCGCCGCCGGAGTTGGCATGATTATTGCCGGGCTACCGACGTACTTGGTATCTGTATACGACGCCATTAAAAACGGGCTTAATTGGTTGAATGGAGTGCTTATTCCTCTGGGCTCCACCATGGCGGGTGCCGGTGTGGGTGCAATCATCGGGTCGCTTGGCGGGCCTATCGGTATGGGAATTGGTGCTCTGATCGGACTCGCCGTCGGGGCGCTGACCGACCTTGCAATCTGGATAGTGCAGAATTTCGGCAATGAAATAGCTGGGTTCTTTACGAACATTTGGGAATGGTTTGACGGGAAAATCATCCAGCCGGTAGTTAGTGCATTGAGCACTGCTGCAAACTGGGTGTGGGAGAAAGTCATTTCGCCGATCATTGAGTTCTTCCGCCCCGTTGCTGAATCTGTGGCGGATGTTGCGACACACATCTGGAATAACGCGGTGGAAATTGTCTCCGGAATCATTGAGGGCGTCAAAACTATCTGGAATAAAATTAAAGAAATCTCTCTAAAAGTCGTGGAAGTCCTCGCCGCAGCGGGGACTGCGTTCTACACCTATGTCATCGTTCCAGTAACCGGCTGGGTGAAGGAACACGTGATCGATCCGCTGAAAAAGGCCGCAACATGGGTGTACGACACGGTCATTAAACCGATAGTTGGCTTTTTCTTGGCAAAGCTCACCTTGATAAGAGATACAGCCGTCAAAATCTTTAAGGGGATTTGGACGACGGTATCCGATTTCGCCTCTGGCATTTTCAAGGGCGTAATCAACGGAATCTTTTCCACGATTGAGCGAACGATTAACGGATTCATACGAATGTTGAATCTGGCAATCGGGCTAATCAACAAAATCCCTGGAGTAAGTATCACGAAAGTCGAGCCGATTTACATTCCGAAACTTGCCGAGGGCGGTTTCCCCAACGAGGGACAGCTGTTTGTCGCCCGTGAAGCTGGCGCGGAGATGGTGGGCAACATCGGCAGACGCACTGCCGTTGCAAACAATGACCAAATCGTTTCCGCCGTGTCTGACGGCGTGTACCGCGCTGTAATGTCCGCTATGTCCAATAAGGATGGAGTGTCCGGGGATATTAACATTACTATCAATATGGACGGCGACGTGGTGTATCGCAACGTCGTAAAGAAGAACAAAGAGGTGGTCCGGGCAACCGGCAAATCTCCTCTGTTCGCGTAAGGAGGGCACATGGCAATCATCACGGTAAAAAAGAAAGACGAGACCACAGTGCCGCTCCCTGACCCCAAGTCTTTTTCCTGGGGATTACAGGACGTAGACGCAGACGGTTCCGGAAGGAACCAGAATGGTGATGCGTTCCGCGACAGGGTGGCCAGGAAACGGAAGTGGACCATGGAATGGCCCCCTCTGACTGCTGAACAATGCTCCACAATCCTGAAAGCCGTCACGGACGTATTTTTTCAGGCGACAGGGCCAGATGCAGAGGACGGTACAAACCGCACCATGACATGCTATGTGGGCGACCGGACTACTCCCATGTATTCCTGCATCAATGGCGAATGGAGATGGGAAAGCCTGTCCATGAACTTCGTGGAGAGGTGACGCCATGTACAATGTCTCCACCGCATTTCACGCCGCTTTTGCGGATTATGGCCGCGAAATCAAGGCCAAGGTAATTTTCAATGGGCAGACAGAGCTTGACGGAAACTATGTGCAGGAGATCACCGCCACACCGGCGTTTGATTCTTCAGACGGCATTTCCGTTGGCTCCGCCTGTTCCGGGCGGTGCAAAATCCGCATTTTTAAGCCGGATGAGCCGTTGCAATTGTCCGGCGGATACTTTGTACCGTATATCGGCATCTGCGTTCCTGGTGGTGATACAGGCACGACAGCCATCGCCGGTCAGGCTGTGGCTGGTAAGGCAATTGTCGGCGTAAGCGCCGCAGCGTCTGGGGTGGAATATGTCCCCCTGGGCCGATACTACATTCCCGCAGACGGCGTGGAAAATTTGGTGTATGGCTGGGAAATCACCGGCTACGACCAAATGGCATCCTTGACGGAGCAGTACACCCCGCAAATTGAGTTCCCCGCCACGCCAGACGCTATGCTGACGGACTTGTGTGCGCAAAGCGGCCTGACTCCCCCAACGGTGACTTTCCCGGATATGACAATCGAGTCTGTGTTTGAGGGGACCATCCGACAGCAGCTGGGGTGGCTGGCTGGACTGTGCGGACAGTCCGCGCACTTCGACCGGGACGGCAATCTGGTGTTCAAGTGGTATGCGAAAACCACCTTCCAGGTCAGCCGGGAGCAGCAGTACATGTCCGGCCTGACCCGCACGGCAGACGGCCTGTACACGGTATCCAGTCTCACAACCGGCACGGAAGATGAACCCATTACATCCGGCACCGGATTAGGCATCACGTCCACAAACCCCTACATGAACCAGGCCGTTGCAGACCTGATTCAGCCGGAGTTAGAGATATCCTTCCAGCCCTGCGACGTAAAATGGCGCTGCGACCCGTCTGTTGAGGTGGGCGACATTATCCAAGTAGAGGGTGATACCGGCGAATGGCTGGATGTGTGTGTTATGGAGCAGGAAATCCACCTGTACGGTGGCCTGTCCTCTACCATGCACAGTTACGCCCCACAGGACGCGGATTACGCCATGGAAAGCCCTACAGAGCAACGCATTAAGCGGGCTTATGAGGGCCTTACCAAGGCCATGCAGAACGCCACGCAAAAGATCATCGGGGCAAAGGGCGGCTATTACGAGCTGACTCTGGACGAACAGGGTTTCCCCGTTGGGTGGACTCTGCGAGATACGCCCACCATTACACCCAATACCCGGATGTGGATTATGTCCACCGGTGGGCTGGGATTCTCCAAGGACGGCGGAAATACCATTTCCGGTGTTGCCTTGACCATGGACGGCGAGATCAACGCAAATGTCATCACCGCCGGGCAAATGTCCGCAGAAAGAGTCACCGTCAACGGCCAGACGCTTTCGGATTTCATCGAGGCGGGGATTGACGATGACGGCCATCCGGTATTGCGTATCGGCTCCTCTGCATCGGAGATCGTCCTGAAGGAATACAACGACAAAATCGGATTCTACGATACGGCTGGTACGTTGCTGGCGTACTGGAACAACAACAGTTTTGAACTGGTGGAACTGAGCAAGTTCCGGCTGGGACCCATGGGCATTGTCGTACAGCCTAACGGGTCCGTGTCTTTTGTGGGGGTGAGTTAATGGCAAGCATTTACGGCGCAAAATCTTCCACCGGCTGGCAATTGCGGCTGGATTACAGCGTATCCCAGAGCATCGCGGACAACAAGTCCACACTGTCCCTGACGCTGTACATCTATGACGGCACCGGCGAGAGCTACAACCTGGACGCCAATAGTTGCTATTACACTCTGCAAGGCACCAAGGTGTATAACCCGTACCGGTACAATTCCAGGGGCTGGTACAAGCTGGGCAGCAAGTCTATCACCGTGGCTCATAACAATATGGGCAAGGGGTCTGTGGGGCTTTCTGCGGACTGGCACAGCGGATTTACGTCATCCTACACGCCGTCCAGCCTGACGGTTTCCGGAACGGTCAATCTCCCGGATATTCCTCGGGCATCTTCCGTTTCAGCATCCGGACTTGTGCTGGGTTCTGCCGGTACACTTGTAGTGACCCGGGCCGTGAGCACTTTTACACACACCATTAAACTCAAGTGCGGCTCTGCGGCACAGGTAACTGTGGCGACAAAATCCAGCGCCACATCCATATCGTATACGCCGCCCTTGGATTGGGCCGCGCAGAATACGTCTGGAATCTCCGTAAACATCGCGGCGGAGATTACCACCTACAACGGGGACGCCGTGGTGGGCACCAATACGACCACACTGACGGCATCCATTCCTGCATCGGTAAAACCCACCCTGTCCGTGAGTCTGTCCGACACCTCCGGGTATCAGCCCACATACGGCTGGGTGCAGGGCAAGAGCGCTCTGAAAGCCACGTTTTCCGCTGCCGGGTCTTACGGGAGCACCATCAAGGCCAAGTCTCTGACCATCGGCGGGAAAGTCGCCATCCCGGACGGAGCGAATGCCCTTACAGGAAGCGGCACAATGGCCGTTGTGGCCACCGTCACGGACAGCAGAGGGCGCACGGCATCCGTTACCCGGAACATCACCGTAAACGCCTACAGCGGCCCTGGAATCCAGGATTTGGCCTTTGTGCGCGGCTCTTACACAGGAAGCGTGTGGACGGATAACGCCATGGGCGCAGATATCAAACTGACGTTCGCCCTGTCCCTCCAGCTGACCGGGAACAAGGCATCTGTGGAGATTACCGGCGCGTCCACGCTGACCGACCAGACCAGCGGTGCAAAGACCGTGCATTTGGTGTCCTTTGGCACGGACACGACCAGTGTTGTACAGGTCAAAGCTACGGACTCCCTGGGCACCACGGTAACGCGGGAAATCACTATCCCCACCGTTTCGGTGCCCATGAACATGAACTTTACCCTGCCCGGGGTTTGTTTCGGCGGCGTGGCCGAACACGAAAAGGTGGTAGAGTTCAAATGGCCTATCCTGTATTTGGGGAAATCTCTATTGGATTACCTCCACCCCGTCGGCAGCATCTACCAGTCCACGGACCCCACATCCCCAGCGGAACTGTTCGGCGGGATGTGGGAGCAGATCAAGGACAGGTTCCTCTTGGCGGCGGGTGACTCCCATGCCGCTGGTAGTACCGGCGGCGAGGAGACCCACACGCTGACCAAGGCGGAAATCCCGGACCACGCACACACCCTGAAATACACCGGCCAGAGTGTAACGGATGGCGTGAACGCCATCCGGCTGTACCAAGCCGCAAGCAACCAGTACAATGCGTATTCCGGCGGTCAGTCCTCCGATTGCGGGGGCCAGGCCCACAACAATATGCCGCCGTACCTGGCCGTGTACACATGGCGCAGGACGGCATAAGGAGGGAGTATATGCCCGAAATCAAAATCAAAGTCCGCGACAAGTGCGCCGAGGGCGAGGGCGTGATTATCTGCAACAACAGCGACTACACGGTGGTGTGGGACCTGGACGGGGAATGGACGCCTTACGACACCAAGACCATGCGAGTGAACCTGGCGGACGGAAGCTACCAGGACGTAGTGTTTTCTGGCGATTCTGCGCCCCTGCCGGTGCTGACTGCTTCCGGCTGGGTGTCTGTGGGCTTGTATGCCGGAGATATCCACACGTCCCGGGCGGCCCGGCTTCTGGCGCTGTCCTCCGTGCTCACTTCCGGAGGTTCCCCTGCCTCCCCAGCGGAGGACGTATATGCGCAGATCATGGCCAAACTCAACGAGCTTTCTACCGTCTCCCCGGAGGATATCGCCAAAGCCGTGGAGGATTACCTGGCGGAACACCCGGCGGCCTCTGCGTCCATGCGGGTGGAGGGCGGCTATATCCAGTTCTCCGGCGATGGGAAAACCTGGGAAAACGTGATCGCGCTGGCCGATCTCAAGGGCGCACCGGGCGAGAACGGAGCACCCGGTAAACCGGGCGCTGACGGCCTAACCCCACATATCGGCGAGAACGGCAACTGGTATCTGGGCGACGAGGACACCGGCAAGCCCTCACGCGGCGCACCCGGCGCAAAAGGCGACCCCGGCAAGGATGGTGCGGGGATGGACGTCACCGGTGCAACCGTCGGCCAAATCGCCAAGATCTCCGCCGTGGACGCATCCGGCGTGCCCACCGGGTGGGTGGCGGTGGATATGCCCGCTGGTGGGGGCGAAGATGAGTGGGAACTAATCAATACAATTAGCATCACGGAGCCAGTCCACGCAATTGATATCACGATAGATAGCAATGGCGATGCGTTTAGCCTAAAAAAAATCTTCATATATTCTCCGTTGGGGCTAAAGGCGGACGGCAATTCGCAAGTTTTCATCGAGCTGTATTCCGGTGCGTCAACTGCAATGTATTTCAGGTCTATGAACGACGCCATTGAGAAATCCCCTAAAGCACTATTTGCAGAATTTGATGTAGTCGGCAGTTTTTACAGGGAATATTTACTGACATCGACATATCACCTTGAAGATGTTATGTCGCAAAATGTAGGCCTCATGCTCTCCAAGAACAAAGGTCCTATCACAAGAATCAGTATTTCTCTACAATATAACTACGTATTTACAAATGGCGAATTCCAAATATACGGAGTGAGAGAATGAAAATTTACGAAAACGGCATCTACCGTGACATGACGCCGGAAGAAATCGCGGAAATGGAAGAAGCTCGCCTCCGCTACGAGGCGGAAGAAAAGCACCGCCCCCTCTCCACCGAGGAAGTCCAGGCTATGCTCATCCGCCAGCAGGTGAACACCCTAACCGTGGACGACGCAACAGCCTTCCGTATGGCGGCATTCTATCCCGACTGGGAAAGCGGGAAGGCCTACACGGCTGAGAATGGCTGCCCGGTAGGCTATAAGGTAGTCCGGGCCGGGAAGCTCTGGAAGCTCCGCCAGGAGCACACCTCCCAGGATAGCTGGGCACCCGGCATGACCGGCACGGAAAGTCTTTGGGAGGAAATCTGTGAACATCACGATGGGACGAAGTACGATGCTATCCCCTACAACGGGAATATGGCATTAGAGGCCGGGAAGTATTACACCCAGGACGGCGTATTGTATCTGTGCAGCCGTGATACCGGGAACCCCGTGTATCATGCCTTGAGCGCGTTGGTGGGAACCTATGTGGAGGTGGTTGAAAATGGCTCTTGAAAAAGTGGTGTACGAGGATAACGTAACGGTTATCACTGCCGCCCAGCTGAATGCTATCCAGGATGAGCTCATCCGGGTGGCGGGGAAAATCGACGCTATCGCCGACGGGACGGAGGTGAGCTACTG